TTAGCAAATAATAATTTCAAAGCAGACTTTATTTATCAGAATTTACAGATTCAAAATAATGTTATACACTCTGCTTATAAATATGATGTTAAAAAGCTTTTATTTTTAGGTTCATCTTGTATTTATCCTAGATTATCTAATCAACCGATAAAGGAAGATTATTTATTAACGGGTGAGTTAGAAGAAACTAATGATGCTTATGCAATTGCGAAGATTGCTGGAATCAAAATGTGTCAATCATATAATAAGCAATATGGTACTAACTTTATATCTGTAATGCCTACAAATCTATTTGGTAAGAATGATAATTATGATTTGAATTCTTCTCATGTCCTTCCAGCTTTGATTCGTAAGATACACGAAGCTAAAATAAATGACTCTAAAATTGTAGATATTTGGGGAACTGGTGCGCCAAGAAGGGAATTTCTTTATGTTGATGAATTATCTGATGCTTGTTTCTTTCTTATGAATAATTACAATGATTCTGAAATTATAAACATTGGTGTAGGTGAAGATATTTCTATCAAGGAACTTGCTTATCTTATATCTGATGTTATTGGATATAATGGTGACTTTTATTTTAACTCAGAAAAACCAGATGGAACTCCAAGAAAATTATTAGATGTTTCGAAATTGAATAATCTCGGTTGGAAATCTAAACTTTCATTAAAAGAATCAATAAAATTGACATATAATCACTTTTTAAAAGATTTCAATGAATAAATGTTATTTACAAAGATGGGAAGAATCTGAAAGAGGATGGGGTATCCGTCCGGATGGTGCTTCAATTCATATCAATATGAAATACTATAAATCTTATATAGATTCTATCTATGAGTGTAGAGACTCTAAAAATATTCCAGATGAATATGAAAGGGTATCTGGTCCTGTATTAGAGGTTTATATTGAGGATGGTTTATATCAGAAATTAGTAGATAAGAAGAATATAAGATTGGCTGAGTATCAATTGAATAATTTGATAAATTTAGAAGAGATGATTTTAGATAAGTCCGAATTTTTTTAAAACTTCTTCTGTTATAACAACAAATTCCCAACCTTTTTTATCACAGAATCTTATCATGGTTTCCCATTTTTTCATATTTTTGTGAGCCATTTTAACATCGTATTCTAGATTTTTTAATTTCTTTACAGTAGCATTTTCAGGAACACTTAGTTTCTTTTCTTGTAAAGCTCTTACCATGTTGAATTCTTTTTGAGGCTTTACTTCAGCAACAACTTTTTTTAAAAATTCAGATCCTGTATCTAATTCATAATAGAAATCTGGATAGTAAGTGTGTGATTTTAGATTTATGTCTCCACCTTTTTCGTAATGAGTCAATTGGTATGGTATTGATATACATTCTGCGCCCCATTTCTTAATTTTAGGGTTGTTATCCAGCCAAACCATAAATTTCAATTCCCAAGAAGATCTATAATATATCCCACCTTGCGCATTTAGCTTTATAACTTTATCCTTGTATTTAGGAATATAGTTACCGTTATGGTAATTTGAATTGTTTGGTTTAGAGTTTAACATATAATATATATTAGTATGGGAGCTCTTGAAGAAAAAAGAAAACTAAGTCAGATAGTACATGGAAGAGATTTAGTAGATTATTATAAGAATAATACAAATTTCATGTATTTCAAGTATGCTGAATCTGATTCAGTCTGTGAATCTATAAATAAGGTTGATATAAGGACAGGTGGTTTCTACTTCTTACATTATTTAGATGATTCTAATTGGATGAAATATTCTCCTATTTTTTGTTGTGATTGGAGAAAGTTTGGAAATATGATAGTTATACTTGGAGTCAATTTCAATTTCATTCCTTTAGAGTTAAGAACAAGAATATTTGATAAATTCATTAAAGAAGAAGATTTTGAAAAAAACTCATTTTTAGAGGTTGATTTCAAAGGAATGTACACTGAGTTATTAAAATATGGATTTGAGTATTCAATACAAGAATATAATGTTGCTCAAATAAAGTTGGTTCATAGAATTAGTTTAGAACTTTTACCAAGGTTTCTTAATTCATCGCATCCTAAAAATACTTATGATCCAGTAAAGTTGATGGAAATATGGGAAACAAAATTATCAACAAAAGAACAAAGGCATAAAGAAATTATATCTTCTGTTTTAAAAGACTTTTATGATGTTAATAAAGATATATCAGAAGGTTATAAAGAATTGGGTAATCATATCTCAAGATTGAGGAAATCATATCAGAAATATGGTAAGCCATAATAATATATAGTTTATAAAAATTAATTAAAAATCATGAATCATATTAAAAAATTTACAGAAAATCTTGAAACTGAAGTTCAAAATTCAGAAGATAGAAAACAAAGAAAAAATTCTGATCCTGTTTCAGATAGAAAAGAAATTGTACAATCTGTTATAGATTGTTTAGTTAAAGATCAAAACAACCATCCAGGTTATCAATCATTTAGAGAAGAGCTAGAAGACTTTTTAAATACATTCCCAAAAGAGTGAGGGAAGATGGATTTTTTATATATACTCTTAAAATTTAACAGATTGAATGGCATCATATAATCCAGCAAATAACGCAAATCAATTTCAATATAATATAAACTCTGCAGTTGAGAATAGAGGGCTTTTTTCAAGAATTCTTAGAAATCTATCATCTTGGAGTATGAATTATGATGATATGATAATGAGAAATCAAGTTGGTGTTGGTATCAATGAAGATCCTTATTCGCAACAAGGTGATTCAATGTATGATTTCTTTTCAAAAAGAGCTGTTGCCTCTATTTTAAATAAGAAATCAATTCCTTATTTAGATAGAGCTTATGCTGATAAAAGAAGAATTCTAAGAGAGTATTCTATAAAAGATGAAATAAGAGATTTTATATCTACGGTATGTGATGAGGCTATTATTTACTCTGATAAGGATTTTTGTAGTCCAAAGGCTCTTTCAAATGATTATTCACAGGATATAAAAGATAAATACCAAGAATATTTTGAAAAGATTTATAATAGGTATGGGTTTGCTGATTCAGTTTCAGCTTGGCAAATGATGAAAGATTTTCTAATTGATGGATATGTTGCTATGGAAATTGTTTGGGATGATAAAAAGAAAAACATAATTGCTTTCAATAGATTAAGACCTGAGACAATAACACCTGCTTATGAACCTTCAATTGGTATGTTATGGATTCAGTATCCAGAAGATCCACAACTAAGAAGGATATTTTTAGACTCACAGATAGTTTTTATTTCTTATTCATCTCAAAATGATTATTCAGAGACTTCTTATGTTGAAGGTTTGATAAAACCTTATAATCAAGTTAAGATTTTAGAACAAACAAAGATTATGTTCAATATTATTAATGCAACTCTTTATCAAAAGTTTACAATTCCTATTAAAGGATTGGGTCGTCAAAGAGCTGAAGAACAAATCGGACAATTGATTCAGGATTATTCTGAAGAAGTAGAATGGGATGATTCTATGGGTACATTAAGAATAAATGGACAAAAACACCTTCCTTATAATAAACAATTTTGGTTCCCAGAGGGAGATGGTGGAACACCTCAAATGGAACTTATGTCACCACAAGGACATAATTTGAATGAGGATGATATGTTAAAGTGGTTCTTTAATATTTTAAAAAGAGCTACTAAAATACCAGCACAAAGATTCCAGTCTGAAGAAAATGGTGGTGGTAATGTTTTCGCAGATGCTGCTGAAATAACTAGAGATGAGGCTAAGTTTGGAAACTTTGTTCAAAGATTGAGAGCCAACTTCAGAGAGTTGATTGTTAAACCATTGAGACTTCAGATGTTAGTTGAATTTCCAGAGTTAAAGGAAGATGAAAGGTTTTTAAATGAAGTTGATATAGACTTTTTATCCAATCAATTATTTGAAGAATGGAAAAAGTTAGGAAATCTTTCTAAGAAAGCTGAAATTCTTTCACAATTGACTGCTGTTCAAAAAGCTGATGGTGAACCTTATTTCCACATAGAATATTTAATTGAT